TTATTGTCCTGTAAGTAAGCATTTGCCGAAAGCGTCTGTATATTTTCCGTCAACGGCCTAAGATATCCATCCTTATACAAAGATATCCTAACCCAATTTACAAAGTCAGATGGTAATACATATCGCAATGTATCACATACGCTAAGCTCCAATACTTTTATTTCTTTAAAAGCATCATAGTTCAATTCCTGAATAGCTCTCTTAGCGTGAAACAACACCTTATACTTCTCCTCATTATTTACTAAAGACCTATTGCCGGAGTACATAAGGAGGAAGTTATTTACTATGTCTTTCAAACTAACATACTGATAAGTACCCCAATTCGCATCATTAGGAGTATTGCCACTGTTCTCGTAGTATTGGTATTGAGAAATATATGCCATGTGATATTATTGTTGTTGACTGAATGTAGGTTGTTCATGCTGTTCCTGAGCAATACCAAAAGATGCAACTTCCATTTCTCTAATAGAAACACCGCAGTACTGCAATATCTTCATAGTTACTTTGTACTCATCTTCAAGTGGCAATTCAAAATCTTGATAGTCAGGCTGAGACTGATCAAAGACAGGCTCTCCACCACCAAGAGTTACATATGTCCACTTGGGATCCTTTGGATATCTAAAGTATTGACATTGAACTTGACCAAAGTAACCAACTTGAAAACTTGTATTGTATGGGTACAATGTTAAGTATTGACTATCTTGAACATACGAAGGAAATATAGAACTTGGTGCAGTAAGATTTGACATATTAAGCATTGTCATCTTTGCCTGATTTACTTTATCAGGTTCTATATAATCTCTAGCGGATATTATATAATAAGCATCTCCCGAGTTTGGAAATATATTTGCACTCAAAAAAAGCTGAGTATTACTAACAACTCCATATACAATAGCAGTCTGAAGAGAGTCCCAATTAACTACAATGTCTCCCTCTTCAACCAATCCCTGAAAAGATGCTGTACTATCTATAAGATAATTTGCAAGAACGGAATTACAAGTACTATCTGTAAGTATTGTTGGGTAGCAAATAATCTTGTTTATCATATACGCATCTGATCCTGTTGTTGAAACAGATGGATTGAAATACCTATTCCTTGTTATGTTCTGAAAGTCATAATCTAATGGAACCAAATACGGAGATACTAAGAATCCCTCTATAACTTCAGCAACCATTCGACCTATATTGGCATAGTCAGTACCTGACATCCTATTATTTTCCATGGTTATAACCTTGTTATAATTGCTAAAGTACTCGTCAAATATTTCCATTTGAGCCTGCTTGGCAAAAAGGTTAAAGTCGGATGGGGATATATATCCGTAGTTATTCTTATTAAGAACGGATAGTATAGTGTTTCTTACAGAGTTTATCATCTGCTCAGTTTTTACAAATATACAAAAAAAAGAGGGTGCAATAAATACACCCTCAATCAACAATTACACGCATGAGAAAAAAAAATTAAGAAGCAAGCGTGGCCTCTAGCATTTTAAGAGCGTCTAATCCCTCGTCGCTTTGTAAAAACAATGCAGCCATCTCGTGTGGATTTTCTCCATAAGGGATAGACATCATTTTCTTTTTATTCGTACTAGTATTAAACCAAATCTCTTTGTCGTTATTTTTAGTGACTAGGAGTCTATTATCAAAAAACACCCTAACCTTTGCCTGAAATTTAAGATCAGGATCGTTCAATATATTTAGAAATCCTTCAGGATCATTCTTTGCATAAACTAATATATCCCTACGTAATTCTGCCGTAGAAACAGTTGTAGGATCTTTACCAAACATTACCCTTGTCAGCATCTCCATTTGCTCAATAGTAAGCTGACGAGCTTCTACCAATGCATCAACCTCAATATTCAAATCTTCTACTTCGGCTGCAGCATCTTTCTCTTTGTCTACCTCAATAAATATTTTACCATTCAACGGATGGTAGTACATGAATTGTTGTAGTACAGGATTAGTTCTAGGTACTCTCAAAAGACCATCTTCAAAAATGACAGGCTCCAAAATAGCATTTGAATCCTGCTCATCTTCAAACGGGGACTTTTGATTTACGGCATATCTAAGCGCCCTGTTTACATTATTCTTTTCATCAAACCACATCAATGGAAATCTAGGATGATTTCTTGATGCCAATGTATAAGACAATGGAGAACCATTAATAAGTCTATATACTTTATCCGAAGGGATTACACTCTTACTCATAGATTTAATTTTAATTAGATTTATATTTAAAAATAGGGAGTGTACTTAAGTACACTCCCCGATATTTATCAACCATTATCCGTAACGGAACAGGATGAAGTTGTTAGCACCCAAGGTACAAACGCAACGCTCAGAAAGGAAGTTGACCTCCATTGCATCGAGATCGCTAGTTTGAGCTCCTCCGGCAGAACCGGTGATCCAAGTTTTGTAGCGACGATCTTCAGCTTCTGAAGCACGGTAGCGAACGTGAAGGAACGGACGCTTAGCGTTTTTGCCCATGATTTGATCGTATACTGAAGTAGAACCTGCAGGAACGAGAAGACCTGTAATAGTACCTGTAGCTGTACTAGCTGCAGCACTCAGACCACCACGCATTGTAGGATCATTCAGATATTTCCAATCTGACTTGTAGAAGTCATAACCACGACGGAAACCTGTGAATCCAAGATTCAACGCCATGTTAACATCGTTATCAAACAGACCATAAGAAGCACCGCCTGATGCACTACCTCCATTATATCCGTTCAATGTAGCCAACATGTTGTCGATATCAAAAGACAATCCACGGTTAACAAACACAACGTTTTCTTCGATAGCACCTTGCTTATCCAAGCGAGATACGATTGTATCCCAATCAGCCAATGTTGTTGGAGTACCACCACCCCATACGTTTCCACGATTGTTTACAACGTAGAAGATACCTTCAGAACCTTTGAAGCCCGCAACAGAAGCACCTGAAGTACTTTCAGCAGGAACAGCTTCAATCATAGCAGTCTCAAGATAATCTTCGAAACGAAGACGAGTCTCGTGCTCTGATTTCAAATACCACAGATAACCTGTAGCACCGTTCTCAGTAGTTACTTCTACCCAACCGATCTGAGCCATATCGGAACCGTTAACAGCATACTTATCTTTGATGATAATTGGGCTGTTAGAGTAGATATCATCTTCGGCTTCCAATGAACCAACCATTCCGTTAGTTCCTTTCTTGAACTCAGAACCATAGATGAACAAAGTACACTGAGTAGATACAGCAAAAGCCTGACCTGCAGCTTCATAATAAGCTACAGTGATAGTTGTAGCAGTAGGAACGGCAGTAACAATAGCTTTGTTGAAAACACCTGTACTGTTGTTTTGAATCATGATGGTTTGACCAACACGAACTGCAACATAAGTAACGTTAGCATCAGCAACAGTAAGGGTAGCAGTAGCAGAACCCAAAGCAGCACCTGAAGTTACGCTTGTATATTTAATGTGCAGACGACCTTGCTCAGCCCATTTGATTTGGTCTGAGTTTGAAGGCATCTCAGCTCCAACCATACGGAGGAACGAAGAAACCGTTCTGTTACCATAACGCTCAAATTCTTTCTCATAAGTATCAGGCAGATACTGATTCAAGAAGTTGAAGTTGGTAATGTAGTTTGTAGATAACGCCACCTGCTCGGCTGCCGGTTGCAGCGCGAAGGTAGGCGTGCTTAAAAGTGAATTAGGCATTTTCTTTTAGTTTTAAAGTTTTAGATTTTTTTTATACTTCGGATTTTTAAACTCCTCCCGGAGTCAGGGTTTACCGCCCTAACTTGAACCCCATCATTTGATTTCATTACCTGAGGAGCCATACGCTCAGTCATATTGATATTCTTAGACTTACGCATAATATCCTCAGTGGCATCAGCTAAACCTTGTTCGTAAAAGAACTTAGCAAAGCGATCAGGATTCATTGCAATAGATAACGATTTGTGATATCCTTCAGCGTCTTTAATCAAACCACCTTCATCTAAAAACTTACTTATAAAAGTATTGGGGGTAAGTTGATTTTTCTTTAGCTCCATGGCATCTCCCGGAGAAAATACAATTGATTTGTCATTGACTTTAAACTCAAAACCTTTGAACCCATTGTCAAAAACCTCATTTGTTTTCTGTTCGAACCACTTGCGCTTACGCTGATTTTCTTCTTCAATCGTTTTCGCTTGCGAGGTGTATTGCTTATAAGCCTCAAACTCTTCTCTATCCTCTTCAGATTGGAAAGCACCCCTTGACTCAAGAGGGACTTTATACTTCTCCTTCTGAGAATTAAAATAGTTCTTGGCTTCTGCAACAGCTTTTTTCTTGGCTATCTTGATTTTCTTGACAGAAGACTCGTCATCCAAATCTTCATCATAACGATACTCCTCCATAAGAGTATCAATATCGTCAGCATCAAGACCATTCTGAGTTGAACTTAGATATTCTTTAAGCAATTCATCAGAATCCATTGATTCATAATCCTTGTTCAATTTAATAAAATCCTCAAAACCTCTGCCTGTTTCCTTCTTATATTTCATATAAGCAGCAACATCTTCAGGCAAAGAATCCGATTCTTTTCTCTCAGACATAAGCTCATCAAAAGAATTGATTTGCTTATTATACCTCTTACCAATATATGAAAGAACTTTATCTTCAGTCAACTCATCATCCTCATTAGTTGCATCATTCTGTACATCATCTTGTACAGAATCTGAACTATTTTGAACAACAGGCTGTGCAATATCTTCTTTAACCTGTTCTTGTTCATGTTTTTCAAGAAGTTCTTTTTCTGTTTCACGAACTCCCTTTTCTTCGGTTGAGTCCAATGCTCTTACTTTAAATTCCATTTGATTAAATTTTGATTACAAATTTAGTAAAAAATGTTCAATGTTTTATCGAGGCGAAAACTCGGCAAAATCGAACCCATCCAAACTATCTTCATTGGATTCAAAATCCAATGGAGGAAGATTGTTTTTTCTTTGATTAATTAACTTTGATTGTTGAGTATTCTGTTGACTTATTCTATATGACTTTGAATCCTCTCTAGATTTTTCTCTCTTAGACAAAAGATCCTCTTCCATACCTTTTAGTTGCATACTAAAATTAAACTCCTCTTGCATCAATTGAATTTTCAACTGAGCTTCCTGTTGCATCTTATTCATCTCAAGTTCAATTTCAGCTTGCTTTATTCTTATCTTAGCCTCTGTGTCCATTTGTATTTTCTGCATAGCAGCTTGAGCGGCAAACTCTTGAGATTGCATTTGCTGTTGAGAAACCATAGCTTGCTTTTGCATCTCCATCTTCTCTTCCCTATCTTGCTTCTTCTGTCTTTTTAGTTTCAATAGTTGATTGGCTAACTTAATATTCTTTAACTCTCTAATATCAATTGCGTCTTCTAAGTATATATCACCCCTAGACAAAGCCATTTGGATATTAGCTTCAAGCTGAGCCTTCTGCTCTTCGTCAGGAGCAATCTCTATAAAAATTCCAAAATCATAAATATACAATTCAGATATCTCTGATAATATAGATACATTGTACTTCCCTATCTTGTTTACAAAGTCTTCTCTAAAATCAGAGAACTGAAGTATATCTGCAACTCTATATGTCAAAGCCTCTGCCATTGACTTGTATATGTAAATACCTGCTTCAAGTATATGTCTCGTAGCAGTATTTGAATTTAAAGCAGCTAGCTTCTGAACACCAACTAATGAATTGGGATCAGGAGTAGATCCGTCTCTAGCTTCATTCAACCCTGTTACAGACCTAATCATATCCAAGTAGTGATTATAGTTTGCAATCAAAGTCTGAGCCTTCGCAGCTCCTGAGTTTGAAGTAAGCTGAGTTATTGGAACCCTAGCATTATTAAATTCTCCATCCTGCGTATAACTCCTACCAATAACACTACCCGTTTGGAAGTATAACCTAAGAGCATCCTCAGGATTATAAGCATTGCCGGTACCTAAGTCTACCTCATTCAAACCATCTGCATCTATAAATACGCCATCAGGAACGGTTCTAGCAATAACTTGCTGTAGCTTAAGATGCGTAATCTGAATCAAGTCAGCAAATGGTATCATCCTTCTAACCAATGATTCAATCACTCCCTTATAAATCCTAGGAGCGCATGCTACATAATTTGGTATGGCGTGCTGAGATGATGACTTTGGTCTTACCATATTCTGAGCTAACTCCCACTTAAGAAGAATGTTTGTACCCATTACCATGATACCATCATACCAAACATCAATAGTCTTTTCAATCTTCTCAAAGTTACCCTCTTGCATCATTTCTTCAGGAGGATTAAAAGTATCATCTTTCTCGATAACTCTTGTTCCACCACCCTCAAGAATTTTCTTTTTATATACTATCTTCTTACTACTCTTATAATTAAAATACAATAACGTACATGTATCTCTATAGAACAAACTATTTTCGTAAAACCTTGCAACATTATAATAGTCATACCAACCTTGACTATACATTGAGATTTCTTGAAGATCTTCATTCGTAAGCGTAGGATCAATCTTTACTAACTCAGTCATTGGGACGGTTTTAATTTCCCCCCAATAGAAACAATCCTTAAAGAATGGATCCTCAGTATAACTATATACCACATTAGCAGGGTCCACATAAGATATCTTAACTCCCGCGCCGGGAAGAAACTCATGCTTCGCTACGCCTATACCCAATACTGCAGTATCGTAGTCTAGTCTTTTTCTAATATTGTCATATTTGTTTTCGTCAAATATTGTGTTAATAGCTTCTTCTTCTGCTATCTCAATAGCAGGCTTGTAGTTAAGTTGCATGTACAATCCAAGCTCCTCATCATTAGATGGCAACTGCTCAGGGTCCATCATAAATGGATCAACACCTGTCTTCTCTTGAATTGACAATAAGATATCTTTTGCCGCCATCTGTCCCTCAACCATATCCTGATACTTACTTCTCTTGGATTGAGATAGCGCATCTTGTGCATAAGCTTTCACTTTGAAAAGCCTATCAGACATTCCATTTACTACAATATCTACAAACTTTGGGATAATAGGAACAGGCGTCCAATCCAAATTCAAATAAGATAAGTCGCCATCAACGGCAAGTTCATTCTTATATTTTTGAACTGACTGCTCACCTCTTGCATATAAACGAAGTTTGTGAAAGTCTCTCCATTGAGAATAGTATCTACATTGATTACCATCTTTCCTAAACCATTCATATTGAATAGCCTGACCTACTTGTAGACCAAACTCAGCAGATGCTTTCTCTTTATCAGAAGCAAGCTGACTTGGAAAGTTTGTTGACGATATTTCAATTTTTATATCTTTCATTTAATCATTTTACTTCCTAAACCATCATTATTATACCTTGCGAATTTAATACTAATTTTCGATTCTTTTTTTTCAGGCATATATAAATGCTTTTGATTAGCCATAATAGCCAATCCCGAACTTATACAAGCATCAAATTTTGTCCTATCATTAATATCAAACTTAGCCCAATCCTCAAGCGTTCTATTAAAATACATAGTACCTATCTCGTCAGAAGGTCTATAGGCGCTTGAGAAGTCAATACCTACATACTTTTCTATATAAGATTCAATAGCAGAAGCATGCGCCTGCCTAACATCTTCAGATGAATTTGGTATGCCACCCAACTCTTTTTCCGTTTTTGTAAGCTTGGCATACTGCTTATCAGGCCTATTCATACAGAACCCTCTATATCCTCTATTCTTAAAATGATAAAGTAATCTAGGTTTATTGTTCTCTATAAGTATAGGCATCCCATAAAATACACAAGCCATAAGCACCTCTTCAAAAAATATCTCAGCAGTCTGAGGTCTAGCTATGTATTCTAAGAAGAACTCATTTATAGGGGCTTCGTCCATGTGGAACTTGGTCATCCCGTGAAGTGATCCGTTGGATCCTCGCCCTCCAACCACAGCAGATATATCATAACTATCACAGCCAAAGGAACCAATATGTTCATTTCCGGGATGTTTAATTCCATTTCTGATGTGAACATTATTTTGTAGTCTTTGATTAGGAATCCAACTCAA